ATTAAATTTATCAAAAGCTACTTCTACTTTAGCAGCAAGATCTGTATCAAAACCTAAATCAATTAGTTCTGCACCAAGAGATACAACACCTTCAGGCACTTTTATTACACCTGATACAATACCTGCCATCGCTGCTGTGATTGCACTTGTTTCTGAACTTTGCTCCTGTGGAGTAAGGTCAAAGTAGCCAAACGCATCTATATCTTCAGCCATCTAACCTCCTATAATAGTGCTGTAAATTCTGGTAATTCTATTGATTCAAGTTCTGATGTAATTTCAATTACTTTACCATTGTCTACATCTATATAAACACCTGGTGTTTTACGTTTAATATCATATTCACCATCTTTCATTTTAATTCTACCTTTTGGAGTCTTACCAGCTTTTGATACTTCTGGTGCAACATTAAAATCAAATGAAGCATGGTTTCTTGCTTTACTACCATCGCCATATGTTTGTAAATATAAACCTTCTCTACTTGCAATAAGTCTTTTTATACTAGGATCTTTACCAGCTTCATCTAGTTTATTTAATCTTGCTGTCTCTTTAATTATATTTGCTTCTGTAAGAGGATCACCTGATGCTTTTATATTTATTATAGCTGTTTTTCTATTTTTTAAAACACTTGTGCTAGGTTTATTTTCTGCCATAGCTTGACCAATACCTAGTTTAACAGCTCCACTTCTAATAGCTGATTCTCTCGCATCATCTTTTTTTACAAAATCTTGATAACCTGCACCTAAAGCTTGTAATGGATCTACACCAGTTGCTAATGCAAAACCAACTGAACCTAAAGGTAATTTTGTTTTAGGTGTAAACTCTCTTAATAATGACTCTAGTTCTGGTGTAAGTTCTCTTGCTCTGCCTGCAACATCACCAATTTTTTTCTGTTCTCTATCAACAATACCAGTCATGATACCATCATTAGCTGGTCCGCCTCTTCGAAACATTGGTCGTTTTAAAATTTTAGACACTAGTTATTACCAAATATCCTTCCATAAATATCAGCACCTGCAAGGCCTAAACCTAATGCTGTTGTCAATGGACTAGCTTGTGGCGCTGCTGGTGTGTCAGCTATTTGTATTGATCCTGCACCTGGTGTTATTCCCATGACACCTGCTCCTAGTGTAGATAATCTTTGTTGTGGTTCTGTTATTGCCATTTGTGCTGATTGTCTTTGTGCATCAAGTATAGCTTGTTGTTGAGCTTGTTGTGCAGCACCTAATGTACCAAGGCCAGATATTTGTCCTCTTGATAATGCTTGTTGTTGTGCACCTAATCCAGATTGTAAAGCAGCTACTCCTCTTTGCGCAGCTAAATCTGCTGCTCTTGATTGTTGTGCTTGTTGAAATCCTTGTTGTAATAATCCTGATTGTATAGCCGCTCGATTCCTGTCACTTGCTGCTTGATACTCTGCTTGTAGTACACCTTCACGGCCACCACCAAAAGCACCCGGTGTTCCTAATGCTCTAGCTGCTTGTTGTGCTTGTTGAGCTTGAGCTTGTCTATCAAATTCTGTTAACGTTGTATCAATAACATCTTGTTGAAAAGGTGACATGTAAGCAGTTCTTTCAGCTGCTGTCATTGGTCCAATTAAACTTGTTGCTGCATCTGCAGCTGTTGTAGCTTTAGTTAGAAAAGGTTGAAAAGAACCTAATCCTGTAGCTGCGTCTTGTGCTTGTGTTCTAGCATCAATTTGTAATTGTGTTTCAGGTGCAACTTGTGGTGCAAGTGCTGCCATACCTGCTTGTCTAATTCCAAACTGTTGTGCTAGTGCTTGTCTTTGTGCAAATTGTTCTGCAGTTTCACCAGGTTGTTGAGTTGTTGCAGTTGTAACTGTTGGTGTTCCAGTTTGTCTTGTAAGATCAGTTAAAAATGTTTTTTGCGCTGCTTCTATAAACTCTGGTGATAATTGTCTTGTTTCTGTTATACCACCTGTTTGTTTTAATACTCTACCGCCATCAGCCATAAATTTTTGCATAAGTCTTTCAACTTCTTCATCAAGCATATCCATTTCTTCAGGTGTTAATAATCTTAAATCTTTACCAAACAATTCTAATGCTAAGTCATTTCTTGAATCTTCTAAATCAGGGGCTGAAGCCATTTTCATATTTTTATCCATTAAGATACTCTATTCTCTAATTGTTTCATTGTATCATACATCTTTTGTGCTCCTTTTTCAATGCTTCCGTTGCCCGCTCCTCGAACAGCATCAGCCGTCATTACAAACTCGTTTTTAGATAACATAGCTGGTACATCATCTGCTTTTTCTTTTATACCAACTGGCACAAAACCACCTTCATCTCTGTAGTCTCGTTCCATAACTCCTGCTTGATTAGTTTTCATGATACCTGTTGGCATACCACCATCTTTAATATTGTATCTATCAACAAATGCGTTTCTACCTTCATCATCTAATGCAGAGTATTCTGGATCATTTGCAAAATAATTATCAAAATACGATCTCATTTTATTGCCTACGTTTTCTTTTCTTCTAGATAAATATTGTTCTACAGTTTCACCTGGTTCTTGAGGTGGTTCTTCTGATAAAAATTTTTCATAAACATATGTTGCTGCAGAAGTCATACCGCCAACTAATATTTGTTGTTTAACCATATCAGGCAGTTCTCCAATTATTGGAATATTTTCTAATTTATCAACAGCACCTCTTAAAAATTTAAAACCTTTTCTAGATTCATCTAAATTGTTACCAGCACCAGTTTTTGAAAAAAATTTACCTGCATCACCCGCAAGGTTTCTAATTCCTTGTATACCTTCTCCAAAATAATCTTGTGTGCCAGGTATCATACCTGCTACTTTACCTCCAACAAAAGTTCCAAGTCCTTGTTTAAGGGCATCGCTAATACTTCCTCGTTTATCAAATCTACCAACACCACGCATAATACCTGCTGCTAGTGGATTAAACGGAGCTACAATAGGTGCAGCTTTACTTGCAATATTTGCTATTTCATTTGGTATAAGTTTACGAACGAAACTTCCTATTCCGTATAGTTGTCTTGGCATTTTTGCTCTGTTAATCATATTTATGTCAATTGTTTTATATTATAGTTAGGCAGGAATTACACCTGAATTTACATTATTACTTGTTTTTTACAAGTAAATCAAGCTACGATGTAACCTCTCTAGGCTTAGATTGTAGAGCCGAGAGAACTACATGTAGTCTATTAGCTGTTGCTGCAGTCACTTTTAGTATCTCACTTTCTTCTAATACTAAAGGAGCTGATAATAATTCTGTTGTGCCATTGGCTGATATAGATTTGGTCTTAAAAAGACTAAATACATTATCACTAGTATCTGTAATAGTCACTGTTATAGTATCTGCATTTCCAGAATCTTCAGATACTAATATAGATTTTATAATAGCTGTTGTAGCACTAGGCACTGTATACAATGTAGTAGCACTTGTTGTAGTTAAATCTACTTTTTTATTTACGAATGAATTAGCCAAAGAAATATGCCTCCGCTTCTGCTTCGTCTTTTATATCTTGTTGAAAAGTTGTATTTAATTTTTGTACAATACTATCAACATCTCTTACAAAAGATTGTTGTATTTGTTGATCATAATCTTTATTAGGTTGTGTTATTGATTGAATTATTGTTGCCATCATTTTCTTCTATGTGGTTGTTAGTCTATTCTAAATGTACCTAGTTTCCAAAATTGACTTGTACTAGTATTATCTACTTTTAATGATATTGATCTAGCACGTGCTCGTGTATCTATTTTTTGTGTACCACTTGTTACAGTAAATGGTCCTAACGTTGAGCTAGCTGCTGTATCATTTGGAAAGTCTCTTAAATTTAATGTTATTCTTGCATCTCCTGTTTGCGCAAGAAAATCTGGTATAACTCTTCTAATCTTCATCATAAACTCACCGTCACCAGCTAATCCTTGTTGACCTACATCAAAGTCTCCAGATTCAATTGATGCAGTAATAGCAGTTGTCTGACCTTCTTTAACTTGGTTTAATCCTGTTTCATGTTCATAGTATGTTGATGTACCATCGCTATTACCAAAAATATAATTAACATCTGTTGTTGCAGTTGTACCATCTGCATTATAGTCTGTTGCATGTGGTTTACCAAATACTGCTGAGTCTTGCCAAGCGCTTCTTGCTAATGTGCCAACAGTCCATACCGGTCGCTCGGGACTTGAATCTAGATAATTATAAGCTACCATTCTGTTAACTGTTCCTGAACCTGAGTTAGGATAAAACCACATAACTTCACCAAACAAGTTATTAAGTCCTGCATTGATATGTTGTTTTGGAATTGTGTTAATATCATCGTAGACATGATCTTCAACTAAACATGGTAATGATTCTAGTTTACCTGTGTATCTAAAGAAACCATTCTCTGACATCCAGTAAGCTGTACCATCAACCTCAACGGCTGCGTTCTGTCCAATTAATCCACAGTTAGTACCAACTTGTTGAAATGAAAAAGTAAATGGTGGACCAACAAATCTCATAATAAATAATGCTGTATCTGTCCAAATGTAAATTGCATCTCTACCTCTAATAGCACCAACAATTTTAGATCCATCTGCAAGTCTTTGTGTACCTGCAGTATTTGTTGCACTTGGTGTATAAGTATTAATATCTTCTTGAGAAGAGAATCTTATAAACATTTCATCTTGTGTTGACTTAGTGCCAATAGTTGTTTCTGTTCCAAAAAATATTAAGTGACGATCTGGTGTAGATACTAAACTAAATGCAGATGCTGTTGGTGCACCTGTTATAATAGTTGCTCTTGTATTGTTTGCTCCTACAGGATTTGAATTCCATTCAAAACTTTCACCGCCATTTATAGTTGCAATTAATTTATTACCTAAATTGTCTAGTGACCATAAACCTGGTGCAGTTACGATATCTCCTGACGCTGCAGCATTCCATGAAAAAAAGTTTGATGCATCTGTAACTGTTGCACCTGATGAGTGTGATGCAGCTGTTGTACCAGTTGCTCCTCTTGTTAATCCTGATAATGTACCACCACTATTACCAGTGTAAGTTATTAATTCTGATCCAATCAATATGGTTCCTGATGATGGAAATGAAGTTGAACTTGCCATAGTTAAAGATGTTACACTTGTATTTATGCTGGATGATAGTGTTGATGTAAACTGACCTGTTTGTGATCCACCCCATGAACCAAGACCCCAACCTGTTGTTGCAACCTCAACTGCTGGTCCAACTGGATAATAGTGTTTAACACGAATACCACCAGATGTAGATGCACCAGAACCAGACTCGTTAGATCCAACATCAATTGTTAATGTTGTATCTGTTGGTATTGATGTCACCATAAATTTATTATCATCAAAATTGTTTGATGTAAAATTAGAGTTAGTAATAGATGAAAAATTATCTAATAATAAAATATCAAATTTATTTACATTATGTGCAGATGAAAAAGTTAATGTTACAGTTGATGAACCGTTAGTTGTACTAAATGCACTTGTAAGAGTTGTTGTAGATTTAATTGGATGTATGTCATAAAAAATACCACCAGAGTATGCATATAAAATTCTATTTGTACCTAGTGCTGCATACTTGATACCTGATGTATTTACAAAATGATGAATAGCTGTGTTACGACCAGTAATGTCAACAGAACCTAATTGTGCCCAGCCGCCTATTTTTTCAGGTGAACCATATCTAAAACGAACGTTATCACCGTTAACCCATTGGCTCTCGCCACCAGTTGATGTAACTTGTTTATTAAATCCAGGTGCAAACTTTACCTTCTGTAACATAGTGTTATCCTATGCTGTACTACGGTTTAGTTGGCCACGTAGCGTCTTCACATTTTTTAACAGTATCTTTTCCTGCTGGTAAATCTCTAAGATCTTTTCGATATGTTTTCATATCGTCAGATAAAGTATTATCAGACAAAGCTAAGTAATCAGTTTCAGCAAGAAGTCTATTTCTTTTAGCTCTTAGATCAGCCAAAGCTCTAGCTGGCGCTGCATTAGCCCAAGCTGCTTCTTCGTTGTCTCTAGCTGTTTCTTCTTCAGCTGTAAACTGTACTTTATTACCGTTTATATTATGATATCTTGGCATAGTTTTCTCCTTTGTGTTTATGTATCATTATTATAGTATTCCGTAAAGGCAAATATCTCCAGAATCTATATTACCACTAGACATTTTAAACTGTACTCCATCAATAGCAGATGTTGTATTACAATACCCAGCAAAATGCCATTCGTTTGTATAGTCAGATGCATGAGTAGTATTTGTGTGTATTTGAAAATGTTTTACAAAAGTAGTTGATGATGGATTAAATAAATGTAGGTATCCAGACACACATTGATCTGCATCTGAACCTAAATTATTAGATATATTTTGCACTGCAGTTGATTGTGCAAGATCATTATCTACATAAGCTGCTGCTTGTGTAGTGCCGGCTTCATCATGATATGCTCTAAAAGAAGCTGTTGTTTTTACTGCATCGTAATCAGTTCCACCGTCTCTAAAATTTACAGTAAAACTTTCATCGTTTGTTTGTGGATGAATATTATTAATAGTAAACACATATTCTTTGTAAGTTGAATCTAATACAACTGAACTTGTACCATCAACAAAAGATAAATTAGCAGACGAACTAGCTGTTAACTTTTTAATAAAAACCATGTTACCACCGCTAGCTTCAACAGATCCAAAAGTGGTAGCTGTTCTTGCTCCTCTATCATTAATTGTAATTAATCCTGAACTTGGTAATGTCATTATGCGTCCTTTATTCCGTAAAGTTTAATTGTACCAGCATCTATGTTGCCTGATGACATAGCAAACTGAACTCCATCAATAGCGGCAGTTACATTACCGTAACCAGCTACAAAAGTATCTATAGTAAAATCATCTTTATAATAGTTATTAACTCTGCTTATAAAATGTTTTACAAATGTAGTTGATGATGGACTGTATAAATGTAAAGTTCCTGAACAAGATTGATCGTTGTCATTTCCAACACCATAAACTAATTGTGCTGCTCCTGTTCCTTGTGCTAAATCATTGCCAGCTTCATAAGTCAATGTAGAATTAGTACCAGCTTCATTATGATATGAAGAAAACATACTAGTAGTTTTAGTAGCATCATAATTTGAATCACCATCTCTAAAATTTACTGTAAAATGAACATTGTCTGAAGCTGGATGTATATTAATAAACTCAAATTTATAGATAGGGTATGTGCTGTCCAAAACAACATCTGAACTTCCATGAACAAATGAAAGATTAGCACTAGAACTAGCAGTTAAAGTTTTAATATGTACTAACGCACCTGGAGAACTTGTTGCAGATGCAGGAGCCGTAGTTAAATCTTTAAGAGTTCTATCGTTATATTTTGTTAATGCTGGTCCACCTATGATCATGATTGTTTCGGCCCCACTCCGTACATTTTTATAATTCCATCAAATGTTCCAGCAGAACATTCAAATCTTACAGCATCAATAGCAGATGTTGTATTACAATATCCAGCAGGAAATGTTTGATTAATTCCAGGTGTATTATTTAATTCGTTATATTTTGCCCGAAAATGTTTAACAAAAGTAGTAGAGGATGGAGCAAAAAGAAAAACTGTACCACTACAATTATCATCATTGTTTGTACTTACTCCTCTGCTTATGTTAAATGCAGCTGTTGAATTTGCTTGATCTGCACTTGCGTTGTAAGTAGCTTGAGCTGCACCATCATCTTCTTGAGCATAGATACTCCAATACACAGTAGTTTTAGAAACATTATAATTACTTCCACCATCTACTGAAAAATGAATTTTAAATATTTGACCTTCTGATGCGTGAATGTTGTATAATTTA